AATGCAAATCTGGCGTTCCCACAATTTAACCTAGAGAATTTGAATTCCCCCAAAATTAACCTAGGGAATTTGAATTCCCCCAAAATTAACCTGGGGAATTTGAATTCCTTAGAAATTAACCTGGAGAATTTGAATTCTGGTACGTTGGTACGTCCCGGTACTTTTCAGGTACGACGTACCATGGGCAAGGCGAAAACGTGGTACGGTACGGTACGGGGGCTCTGTAAGAGCCCCGTATAAGTACCACGTACGAGCGTCCCTAGGGTGTACCTTCACCTACATCAGCGGTACGGGCCAGATTTAACCTAGAGGCATGGGCAGGGTCGATCACCTTCCAGCCCGCGCCAGCGATTGCGAGATACCCGCAGTCCAGCAAGTCCCGAAGGAACCGGCCAGGTTCAGCGGAGGGCTTGAGGTGCTGCCGCAGGTTGGCTGGCGACCAGCCAGCAGTCGTCTCAAGGTAGTGGCTCAAAGCCGACCGGGTCAGGTAGGGCGCACCGTCCAGCAATTCGGCCTTAGATGCCCACCACGCGTTTTCCCACGCTTTCCTGTGCTTCGCGCCGGGTGACTCCTTTTCACGCACTGGCGGGCCATCGTGGGCCGCGAGCACCGCAGACACGACCGGCTGTTTCAGATCGTCTAGCCAGTTGGGGATCGTCACGCGCTCAAGACAGGCATGGATCGGCGGGTTCAGCTCGGAGTCCTTGGCCTTCCTTTGCTCTATTTTGATCACGCCGTCTTTGCTGGTGACGCTGATTTCTATGTCCAGTGCGCCGCGCCATGCCGATGAACCTCGCGCGCGGTGCTGCGCTTCGTCGCTGACGCCGGTGTGATGCACAAGGATCACAGCGCATCCGAAAGCCGCGCTGAGCTTCGCGCACGAATCAAGCATGCCCTTGGCGTCTTGTGCGCTGTTCTCGTCGCCCAGCAGAAACCGATGCAGGGTGTCGACGACAACAGCAGCCGGTGCCTTTTCCAGCGCGGCGATGGCATCGTGTGCATGACGGTAGCCTGCAAGGGTGTTCAAGTCGCAACCTGACCTCGACAGGTGCATGTCAAGTTTGTCCTTGCCGTGCTTGATCTTCCACGCCTTGATCCTGCCCCGCAGTCCGTGGTGCCCTTCGCCAGCGAGATAGACCACTGGCCCCGGTGTCACCTTGCATCCCTGCCAAACGTCGACGCCGCCGGCCATGCGAAGGCACCAATCAAGTACAACGAACGTTTTGCCTGATCCCGATGGCCCGTGAACCATAATCAGCGCGTTGGCTTGCGCCCATCCGCGCACCAGCCACTCGATAGCTGGTGGTTGCTCCGAGAATGCATCGGCATGCACAAGCCATTGCGCCGCACGATCACCAAGCAAAGCCGCAAGGTCATTGCCAGCGGCAACGTAATCGTTGGCATCGCCCAACGACGGCGGCATCACCACGCGCACGCCGTGCTTCGCGCTGGCCTGCTCTGCTGCACGTTGCCCCACTTGCCCTTTGTCGTTGTCGGCGACCACAACGACACGAGGCCCGTACAGCGCCACGAGAAGACCGGCGACGGGCACGAGGTTGCTGGCGCTGTAGGCCACGATGCAAGGCCTGCTGGTGACTTGGTGAATCGTGGCCGCGGTGGCGAATCCTTCGGCGAGATAGATCACGCCGGGGGTGATTTCGCCAATGATTCCAAGGCGCCCGCCCGTTGCGCCGCCAGGGTGGTAGCGTTTGCCGCCGTCGTCGTCGATATACTGGAGCGTCGATAACTTGCCTTCAGCGTCCCACAAAGGCAGGGCAAGCCGACCGTCAGGCGTAAGCCGTGCGCTGTGGGGCTGAATGCCCTTGCGCTTCAGGTAGGGGTGCTCCGATGGCGCTGGTGGCAGGCTGTCCCAGATCGTGACGCAGACACCCGCCGCGCGCTCCCTGCTTTGGGCAAGTTCGGCGTCCCGCTCTTGCCGGAGCACGGTCACGCGCCTGGCGTGCTCGATTTCCTCTGCTGCGCTCAGTACCGGGCCGCCCTCGCTGCGCCATGCGACGTCGACTTGACGACGCCAGCAGCCGAAGTGCCCCGCTGGTCTGCCGTCACCGTACCCGACGTACCAGCAGGTACGGTCGGTACCAAAGCGGTGTACCTTGCCGGCAAGGGTGGCGCCGGGAGGCGCTGGCAAGCCTTCGTAAGTGATGGCGTCGATGAGCTGCTGCTCTGGCGTGCGCGTTTCCGCCTCGCCAGCAGTGTAGATGCGCTCAAACTTCGCCATCGGTGCCCCCGTCGAGGTAGATCGACAGGACGACGAGGGTGGCGTGTGTTGGTGTTCCCTCGCCGTTGATGATCCTGTAGAGCGTGTCTGCGGAAAGCCCAGTTCTCTCAGCCACGGTCGACAGGTTGCGATCACTGAGTGCAACCCTGATCTGCTCCAGTGTCCTTGTTTTTTTCGTCATGGCTTGACTTCTAACGGCACTTGCCGCTAGATTACAAGCACAAGACGCAACCGGATTTCCCGACCGCGTCAACACGGAGGCCGCATGGCTATTAGTCTGAAACGCACGGGTGCGCTACACGCAGCCGTCATCAAGTTGCTCGTGTACGGTGGTGCTGGCACAGGCAAGACCTGCCTGATCCCCACGCTGCCTAAACCAATCGTGCTCAGCGCCGAAGCAGGGTTGCTGTCGATTGCTGGGGCTGACGTGCCCTACGTCGAGATCGACAGCCTTGAAACATTGCGGGAAGCCTGGTCCTGGCTTTCGAAAGAGGATCACGGCTTTGAGTCTGTTGTGATCGATTCGATTAGCGAAGTGGCCGAAGTTGTCCTGAATGCGGAGAAAAAAACCGCGAAAGACCCACGGCAGGCCTATGGAGCCATGCAAGAGGCAATGGCCGACCTGGTGCGGGCCTTCCGCGATCTGCCTATGCACGTCGTCATGCTGGCGAAGTTAGACAAGACCGCCGACGAGACAGGGCGCCTGCTGTACTCACCTTCGATGCCGGGTAAGGTGTTCGCCCAGCAGTTGCCCTACTTTTTCGACGAGGTGCTTGCGCTTCGCGTGGGCACAGACGGCACGCGAACGCTGCTCACCGATGGTGACGGCGTCTGGCAGGCGAAGGATCGCAGCGGTCGGTTGGATACGATTGAGCCTGGCGACCTCGGTGCCGTCATCAAAAAGATCGCGGGTGCGAAGTGAAAGACTTATTGACAGTGAAACAAGCAGCAGCGTTTCTACACTGTACACCCAGACACCTCAGACGTATGGCGCTCGCTGGTCGCGTGCCGTGCGTCCGATTGTCGGTGCGCTGCACGCGGTTTTCCCGTGCCGCACTGGTCGCACTGGCGACTCAAACGACTGTGCTTGATGGGTCGGTTTCCAATGATTGACCTTGAATCATTGCAACTCAATTGGGCCATCGCCAAAGCAACGGAGCAATCGGCGCAAGATGAACGCCGGAAGATTGAGGATCAAATCATAGCGTTTCTGGGGGTGCCTGCGGACCTTGACGGCACGGTTACGCATGGCGCTGTAAAGATCACAGGCCGGATCGACCGCAAGGTTGACGGCGACGTGCTGCAAGAGCTGGCACGCAACGCGGGGTTGTCCGATCATCTCTCCGCGCTCTTTCGGTGGAAACCGGAGATCAACCGCAAGGCTTGGGACGCCGCCGACACTTCGATCACCGGCCCGCTGCTTGGGGCCATCACGTCAAAACCCGGCAGACCCTCGTTTGCCCTAACGGAGAAGAAATAATGGCACGTTTTGAATCGGTCTACGTTGAATCTGAAATGCCTAAAAGTGATCGAAACTTCGATCCGCTTCCGCCAGGCTGGTACGACGTCTGTATCACTGAAGGCGAAATAAAGGCGACAAAGGCAGGCACCGGCCAGTATCTCAAGCTGCGTTACGACGTCGAGGGACCGAGCCACCAAGGGCGCGTTGTCTTCGGCAACCTCAACTTGCGCAACCCCAACCCTGAAGCTGAGCGCATTGGTTCGCAGCAGATGGGTGAGCTGTTGCGCGCGGTTGGATTGCCTGAAGCGAAGGATTCCGATCAGTTCATCGGAAAGCGCCTCAGCGTGAAGTTGGCGGTCAAGGAAAGCGAGCAGTACGGCGCATCGAACGAAGTAAAGGCGTTCAAGGCGAACGGGTCAGTGCAGGCTGCTGCGCCTGCTGGAGCACCGAAGCCTGCTGCAAGCAAGCCGCCGTGGGCGAAGTGATGGAGCCGTCAAAGGAGAAAAAAGCCGAAGCGCTTGAGCGACGCAAGGTCAAGGCGTTGGAGGCAATCGCAGAGCACTTGGAGACGCTGGCCGGTGCCGTTGCGCCCGCTGGTAAAGCGAAGCGCGACTACACAGGTTTCGGTGCCGAGGAATTCGACCACGCGGCCTACATCCGTACTAACGCAATCGAGAGCATGAATTATAGGAACGCCGCAGCGGGATCGAAGCCGCCGTGGGCGAAGTGAACCAAGGATAAAAAATAAAACGCATCGCCCAGTCAGCCTGGGCTTTGCGCGTTATGAGCCCAATTCCTCCCCCTCGCGTCACCGTGCAAGGCCTTATCGACGCGCACCACGCAGCGCAGACCGAAGCCCCGCGCCCGCATATGGGCGCCAGCGAGCTAGGCCACCATTGCGACCGCTACTTGTGGTTGAAGTTTCGATGGATGGTCATCGAGAAGTTCGAGGGGCGCACGCTGCGCCTGTTTCGTCGTGGGCACAACGAGGAAGCCACGATCCTGAAAGACCTCCGCGCTATTGGCATGGTGATCAGGGAAACCGTCGACGGGCAAGCGCGCGTCGACTTCGGCAGTCATGTCTCCGGGAGCATCGACGCCGTGATCGAATCCGGTGTTCCCGAAGCACCGAAGAAACCGCACGTCGCGGAATTCAAGACGCACAGCAAAAAGAGCTTTGACGACCTCGAAAAGAAAGGCGTCGAAGCAGCCAAACCCCAGCACTACGTCCAGATGCAAGTGTACATGCATGGCTTGGGCATCGACCGCGCCTTGTACGTCGCCGTGTGCAAGGATGACGACAGGATGCACGTTGAACGCATCCGGTACGACGTCGACGTGGCGACCAAATACATCGCGCGCGGCAAGCGCCTTGCGCTCGCCGACGAAATGCCGCCGCCCGTGACAACAGACCCCACCTGGTACCTGTGCCAGTGGTGCCCCGCGCATGCGGTGTGCTTCAAGGGTGCCGGAGTCGTTGCGCCGCAGACGTGCCGATCATGCTCGCACGCGACTGCGAAAGATGACTCGACATGGCGCTGTGAGAGACACGACGCCGACAATATCCCGCTTGGGTTTCAGCGCACGGGTTGCGCTGATTATGAGCTTCATTATGACCTTTTACCGTTTTGATTTATGCAATTAAGACAATACCAACAAATAGCCGTCGACCTCACGCTGGCATGGCTTGAAGCCAACCAGGGCAACCCGTGCATCGTGATGCCTACTGGCAGCGGAAAAAGCCACGTCGTCGCGGCGCTGTGCAAGCACACGATCCAAACGTGGCCGGATACGCGCGTGCTCATGCTGACGCACGTTAAAGAGCTGATCGAGCAGAACGTCGAGAAAATGCGCCAGCACTGGCCTGCGGCGCCTCTCGGCATCTTTTCCGCAGGCCTCGGAAAGAAACAGTTGGGCGAGCCGATCACCTTCGCGGGCATCCAGTCGATCCAGAAACGCGCCGACGACGTGGGCCACGTCGACCTCGTCGTGATCGACGAATGCGACCTTGTGAGCCACAAAGACCAGGGAGGCTACCGGACCTTCCTCGCTGCGCTCCTAGCCATCAATCCAGCGATGCGCGTTGTGGGCCTGACTGCGACGCCATACCGCATGGGGCATGGGTATATCACCGAAGAACCAGCGTTGTTCCACGCGCTGATTGAGCCGGTGAGCATCGAAGAATTGTTGTACTTGGGGCATTTGTCGCC